CGCACGACCAGTGGAGGTCATTATAGGTCAGCTCTCGAGCGCCCGTAGGGGCTCATTAGCACGTCCATTACAGATTTGCTAATTACTCGGTCAACATTGCTTTTACGTTGTTGACTACGTTGTTGATAGTTGTTTCGGGATTCCCGAATTCATGGGTTTTAACCAAGGTGGTCTCAGGTTCGCCCTGGATCTTAAAGCGTGGTGTATACACCATCGCCTTGCTCTGAAGTCGCCATCCCACTGGTCAGCCTTCCGGTTTGGAACTCATCTGAGGCCCATACTACCCATGGTCGCTCCTGGGTAGTACACCAAAGCGGTTGAAGAGGTTGGGTTAACCCAATGCCTCATTGTTTCCTACTGTGACTCATGACGCGCGTCGATTTGGAAAGACGCGACATCTCTGCGGAGTTTGTTAAAATGTTAGTCATGATACAGATGGTCTCTAATGGAATTTGATTAGGGTAAGCCTGCAAGATCCGGCGAAGCCGAGGAAGGCCCAACTTCAAACACGATGGTTTGATGATCACCGGTGTGCATTCTGAAGACTGATACTATGTATCGACCTCTCGGTCGCTCTCAGATACCACCAGTTAGATCTGGACATGTTCGTGAACCCCAGGGGCGATCTACCGATGTTCCCCTGGCCGTGGTTGAACTTCTTGTTCAACCCCCCGCCGTGGCCGGCACTTCTACCGCCCGCCTGGACAGCTGCCTATGGCCTCCAGGGTCCGATCCGAGCAAAGCATAGGAAGGTTAATGAGGGTTTCGGTGAGTGAAGGAGGTCGCAAATGGGGTTCCACGAGTGGTTAATCTCGCGACTGAATTCATTCGGGTACATGCTGCGTTTAGCCAGCGTAGTGACTGTGGACTATACCGGTACCGGGCCCGGGTCGTTAGGTTCACAGGATTAATGGCACTATACCACCTTAAAGGAACTGTGCCCACTGAAAGAAACTGACCAGAGCGGATAATACATCCACTTTCCGAATGACCAGAGGATAGTTTTTCCAGAGAAGGCCGG